TTACAAATATTGATGGGGATACTTTCTTCTTTGAAACTTCGTTCTTAAATAGTGATGTTAATTATGTAACCAAAGTATTTGGTCAATCTAATTTTGCAAAACCAAGAAAGTCGGTTCCTTTGTTTATTGAGGAAGTTTATCAAACTCTTTTAACTTATGGATACAGAAAAGGTTATATTAGAGGTTTAAGTTGTGAATTGATTGCTTTACCTGATGCAAGACAAGGTCTTGACCCAACATCAATTGCATTCTATCTTGAGCAATATCAAACACCTTCTTCACCTTGGGTTGTTTCTGAATTGAGGGGTAATAAAGTTTATAATCTATTCAAGTTCATGACAATCGCTGATGGTGATGCTGCTAACACAGAAGTTAAAATTTCAATTATCAACATTTCTTTTGATAATGGTACTTTTGACTTGTTAGTTAGAGATTTCTTCGATACTGATTCGGCACCAACTGTAATTGAAAAGTTCACTAATTGTAACATGAACCCTAACGATAATAACTTTATCGGTAAAAAAATAGGTACAAGTAATGGTGAATATGAACTTCAATCTAAATATATTATGGTAGAAATGAATGAAGATGCTCCAATAGATGCTCTTCCTTGTGGTTTCTTAGGATATACATTTAGAGAATACGCAGGTGCTAGACCACCATTCCCAATATATAAAACTAAATACGATTTCCCTGGTGAAGTTGTATATAACCCACCTTTTGGTACATCAACAGGTACTGATGATGCAACAAGAAGTGCGGGTGATAATGTACGTAGAACTTATTTAGGTATTTCTGACACAATAGGTATTGACCAAGATTTTTACTATTATAAAGGAAAACAATTACCGTTGAATATCTGTACAGATACTACTGGTGATGATTGGGCTTACAGAACTAAAGGATTCCATATGGACATCAACGCAAGTGTAATCACCATTCCAAATGCGTTTGCTACAAGTGGGACACCAGCGTTCTATGTTGGTTCTGCACCATTTACAAGTGACCCTGATAGTCCTGATAATCCATATTATAGATTATTCGCACGTAAATTCTCATTACTTGTGAACGGAGGTTTTGACGGATGGGATATCTATAGAGAATACAGAACTAACCAAGATAGATTTGGATTAGGTAAAACAGGTTATTTGAGAGGAGCTTGTGCGTCTCTTAAATACCCAACAGCGACAGGATGGGGAGCATTCAAACAAATATCTGTAGGTGATAATACTTCAGATTGGGCAAATACTGACTATTACGCTTACAAATTAGGTATTAGAACATTTGCAAACCCTGAAGCGGTTAACATTAACGTGTTTGTAACTCCAGGTGTAGACTATGTAAATCATTCAGATATTGTTGAGTTTGGTATCGATGTTATTGAAAATGACAGAGCGGATTCAATTTATATCTGTACAACACCTGACTACAATATGTTTGTTCCTTCTGCAAGTGATATGTTAGACTTTATTTATCCACAAGAAGCGGTTGATAATCTTGACCAAACAGGAATTGATTCTAACTATACTGCAACTTACTACCCTTGGGTATTAACAAGAGATTCTGTTAATAATACACAAATCTACTTACCACCAACAGCGGAAGTTACAAGAAACTTAGCCTTAACCGATAATATTGCATTCCCTTGGTTCGCAGCGGCAGGTTACACTCGTGGTATCGTAAATGCAATCAAAGCACGTAAGAAGTTAACTCAAGAAGATAGAGATATCCTTTACAAAGGAAGACTCAATCCAATTGCAACTTTCTCAGATGTTGGAACTGTAATTTGGGGTAACAAAACTTTACAAGTTAGAGAGTCAGCTCTTGATAGAATTAATGTAAGAAGATTGTTGTTACAAGCACGTAAATTGATTTCCGCGGTTTCTGTTAGATTGTTATTCGAACAAAATGACGCAATCGTTAGACAACAATTCTTAGATGCTGTTAATCCTATCTTAGATGCGATTAGAAGAGATAGAGGTTTATACGACTTCCGTGTAACAGTTTCTTCAGATGCTGCCGATTTAGATAGAAACCAAATGACTGGTAAGATATATATTAAACCAACAAGAAGTTTAGAATTTATCGATATAACATTCTATATCACACCAACAGGTGCTTCTTTTGAGAACATCTAATATCAAACTTAAAATTAAAAACCCCCACCAAAAATGGGGGTTTTTTTATTTGTCTAATATTTATAATATAATATGAATAAAGACTTTATTATAAAAGAAGGTATTGGGGAAGATGAAACCCCGGATTTAAAGTACTATGCTTTTGATTGGGATGATAATATCCTTCAAATGCCCACAAAAATAATCTTAAAGGATAAGGATGGGGATGAAGTGGGTATGTCAACTGAAGATTATGCAAAATATAGACATACTATAGGTATAGAACCTTTTGATTATGAAGGACATGAAATAATTGGATATTCTGATGAACCTTATAAATATTTTGGGGTTAAAGGAAATAAACAATTTATTATCGATTCATTAATAGCAAAACCCTCAGCGGCTTGGGGTGATTTTGTTGAGGCAATAAATGGAGGTTCAATATTTTCAATTATAACTGCAAGGGGACATAATCCTGAGGTATTAAAAGAATCTGTTTATAATTTAATTATATCCAACAAAAATGGTATTAATTCTAATCAATTAATAAAAAGTTTAGAAAAGTACAGAAATTTAACTGATAGTGAAACATTATCAAAAAAAGATATGATTAGAGAATATTTGGAATTGTGTAAATTTTATCCAGTAACTTTTGGACAAGGTTCCGCAGCAAAACCCGAAGAACTTAAAGTTCAAGCAATGAAAGAATTTATTCAATATGTTAAAGAAAAATCTTCCGAGTTACAAAAGAAAGCTTATTTAAAGAATAAAGTATCTAATAAGTTTGTACCCCAGATAGGTTTTTCAGATGATGATTTAAAAAACCTAGAAAAAATGAAAAAACATTTTAAAAATGAACCAATGTTAAAAACATATTCAACACATGGAGGTATTAAAAAGAAATATTAACTGGATTCTAGTAAAGAATAATTTTAAAAAAATCAAAGTAAAGAGATAATTATTAATCTCGATATATTTATAGAGAAATAAACAAACAAAAATAAAAATTTAAAATAATATTACAATGGCTGATTTACTAATGAAAATGCCGATTCCTTATGAACCCAAAAGACAGAACAGGTTCATTTTAAGATTTCCATCCACTTTAGGAATAAATGAATGGTTCGTAGAATCTGCTTCAAGACCACATATAACAATTAACTCAACTGAAATTCAATTCCTTAACACATCTACATATGTGGCAGGAAGATTCACTTGGGGAACTATAAACTGTAAATTTCGTGACCCTATCGGACCTTCAGCTTCTCAAGCATTGATGGAGTGGGTACGTTTATGTGCAGAATCAGTTACAGGTCGTATGGGTTACGCAGCAGGATACAAGAAAAACGTTGACTTAGAAATGTTAGACCCAACAGGAGTTGTAGTTGAGAAATGGATTTTAGAAGGTACTTGGTTACAAGACGTTAACTTTGATACTGTTGCTTATAATAGTGATGCTATTGCAAGTATTACTGCTGTTTTGCGTCCAGACCGTTGTATATTGGTTTATTGATTTTTTCAAATATTTTTCAAAAGTTCCATATACTATTTATGGAACTTTTTTTATTTTTAGTAATGTTAATACTTATATATAATGACTGCCGATGATAACAACATTAGTGGTTTTACTTGTTTTACATGTGGTAAAATTTTTCAAACAGAGGAAGAATTTAAAAACAGACACAAAAGAAAAGTAAAATCAGAACTAATCTTACCGAATGAAGAAATCTCAAAAGATTCATCTAAAAATACAAATAGTATTGATTTATCGTCATTATGAATTAAAATTTAAAATAAAAGAGTATTATGGATAAAAGTTTATTCGATGCCGGAACGGCTGATTTCAATTTACCACACGATGTGGTATCATTACCAACACAAGGGGTATTTTATAAATCAAAGAAAAAATCTGTTAAAGTAGGTTATCTTACTGCAAATGATGAAAATTTGTTAATTAGTGCGAGTAGAAATCCATCTAAAGATGGTATCGTGTTAAATTTATTAAGAAATAAAATATATGAACATGATTTACGACCTGACGAATTATTAGATGGTGACATTGAAGCTATCCTAATATTTTTAAGAAATACTTCTTTCGGTCCTGAATATAAATTTTCAATTACAGACCCTTCAACAGGTAAACCATTTGATAGTGAAATACTTTTGGATGAATTAAATATTAAACAAGGTACAGTTAAACCTGATGAAAATGGTTTATTTACGACAACATTACCTCGTTCAGGTGCTCAAGTTAAAATTAGACCACTTAGTTTTGGTGAAGTTATGGAAATCGGAAGACTTGAAGAACAATATCCTGTTGGTAGAACTGCACCGACAGTTACTTGGAGATTAAATAAACAAATACAAGAAGTGAATGGAGACTCTGATAGAGGTGTGATAAGTCAATTTATTGATTCGTTACCAATTATGGATTCAAAACATATCAGAAAGTTTTTAAAAGATAACGTTCCTTCTTTAGACTTAACAAGAAATATTATAGCCCCGTCTGGAGAAAAGGTAACGTTTGAGATTACCTTTGGGGTGGACTTTTTTCGGCCTTTCTTCTAAATATAACCAAGTTTTAATTGACGAATATCGTATTCTGTCAAAGTTTAATGGAGTTTCATATTCCGACTTCTTAATCCTGCCTGTTTATTGGAGAAAATATATGATTGATAAAATCATAGAGGAAAATACACCAAAAACATAAAATTGATATTTATTATAAAATAATATAAATATGGCAGATGATGCACTTGAAAATGCTGGTAAGGAAAGTGTTAAAAGTTGGAAATCAATTGGAGATTTAATAAAAACTGAAATAACATCAAGTACAAAAGGGTTACTTGATGTTGTTTTAGAAGTAGATAACGCTGCAAGAGACCTTTCTAAAAAGTTCGGTCTTGGTGATGAATTAATCCAATCAATGAAAGTTGGATTAACTGATGCAACACAACAAGTTGCTAGACTTGGTGGTAGCTTTAGTGATATTTCTAAAATGCAGACTGAAGTTGCTGGTGTTTTAGGTAGAAATGTTATCCTTAGTTCTGATTTATACTCAAAATTATATGCGGCATCAGAAGTTACAGGTAAGAGCGGTAAAGAAATTGTAGAGGCGTTTAGAAACGTTGGAACATCATCATTCCAAGCGGTTGAAGGTATGAAAGAAGTTGTTAATGTTGCGAGAAGTCAAGGTGTTAATGCTCAAGCTGTTAGTGGGGAGGTTTTAAAAAACATGGACCAAATGAACAAATTCACATTCCAAGGGGGTGTTGAAGGTTTGGCAAAAATGGCATCACAAGCTGTTGGATTAAGAGTTAATATGGAAAGTACATTGAAAGTTGCTGAAGATTTATTACAACCAGAAAAAGCAATTGAAATGGCGGCGTCTTTACAAAGATTGGGTGTTGCACAAACAGATTTATTAGACCCTTTACGATTAATGGATTTGGCACAGAATGACCCCGCAGAACTACAAAATCAAATTGTTAAAATGACACAACAATTCGTACAACTTAACGAAAAAGGTCAATTTGAAATCATGCCGCAAGCTAAAAGACAATTAATGGAAATTAGTAAAGAGATGGGTATTAGTTACAATGAATTAACTAAAATGGCTATAGGTAGTTCTGACTTAGATAAAAAAATGAGAGAGATTGATTTTAGTGGTTTAAAAATAACAGAAGACCAACAAAAAATGATTGCTAATATGGCCGAAATGGGTGAACGTGGGGTATATGAAGTACAAGTATTTGATAAAGATAAAGGAGAAATGGTGAAGAAGGCGGTAAGTGAATTACGTGATGAAGATGTTGAATACTTAAAGAAAGCTGGCGAACCAAAAACATTAGAAGATTTAACGTTACAACAGTTAAATGTATCTGAAAGTATACTTGCCGCGATAAAAGATGTTTTTGCACCGCTTAAATATGGGTTAGCAACCTCAAAACCTGCAGGAACTTTAGTTGAGGCCGGTAAAGGACTTGTTAGAACTGGTTCGGATATATTAACACCTGAATCTGTCACACCAAAATCTGTTAGAGAAATAACTGATAAATCACTTAGTGAAATAACTAAGTCATTAACTGAATTAATGTCAGGTAAAGGTAGTTTAGAATCATTTATCGATGCGATTGGAAAAGTAGAAAAAGGACTAGTAAATTTTGGTGATAATGCCGGTATAGAAATATTCAAATCAATAGATAAAAATATTGCGGAAGCCGCAAAATCTAGTGATATGTTTGGAATTTTAATTAATTACTTTAAACAAACACTAAATAATGAATTTAAGGGTTCTCAAACAACAGGACCTATGATGGAAAAAAATGTAAAAGACGCTATTATTATTAATACATTACCTGAAGATACAGTAAGAGAAGTTAATGGATTAGCGATTGGTACTAATTTAGGTGGTGGATTACCGACAGAACAAAAAATAATGGGTAGTGTTGATGTTAATTTAAATATTAGTTTAAATTCAAATAACTCAAATGTGTCATCTAATGATATTATAGAAGCTATGAGAAATGGTGGAGTGCAACAACAAATTATAACTTCAATTACTGATGCTATTAATAATGGAATGAAAGGTAATGTTAATCCACAATTAAATCCTTATTCGGCAAATCCATTATTAAGTGTTTAAAAAAATCCAATAACGACCTATTTATTGTAAAAAGAGTAAATGCCAGATAGTGTTTTATCATTTGCGAATAGTGCTACTTTTAGGGATACTTTATTAGCTAGAAATTTACCTCCGTATACTGTTACGGGGGTTTACAGTTCACCACCTAATTCAGTAAATTATGAAACTAATTTAACAGTATCTAATGTTATAAATTCACCCGATGAATTTATTTCACAAGACCCGTTTGCTCAACAATTATATCCATTAAATCAATATGGTCCTGATGGAGGTTATAATATACAAATTACATATAATAACCCCCCATTACCTGTATCATCTAATAGTGGTGAATATGACCCAAATGACACTAAGTTAGATTTAGTTAATGAATTTTTCATTGATGCTGCGTATATAGAAAACGTTTATGGTCCTAATGGTGGATTCCAAAATATGGTTACTATAACAAGTATCCAAAATAATAATAGGATTTATGCTCCTTATTGGGACCCACCAACGTTTATACCATCTTCATACAGTCCTTATACTATTTTGTTGTCGAATGACCCAACAGGTTCTGACGGATTATTATCTCAAGATTCATATTTGGCTAAAATTTCGGCACAAAATTTAAAAGATTTATTTAAAGCTAGAGTAGATGCTGAGATATATCAAAATACGGTAGGATTAGTTAATTTAGAAAGTCTTTCAGACCCATTTGAAGCGTCATTAATTGCAACGGGAAGAGAACCTTTAATATACAGAGATTATAGGATTACAGTTCCTGAATTTCCATTATTAAATGCTTTTGATTTCGCGACAAGATTGGCTAGTGCTTATTGGCCTGTTTCTTTTATACCTGGTGATTATTTCAATGAAAATGTACCAAACGCTCAGTCACAACAAGTGTCAAACGCATTAAATGTTGTTAATCAATTAACAGGTGGATTTTTAGGTCCTATATTGAATTTTACGAGAAATCCATCGGAAATATTTTTAGCAAATACAGGTAATGCTCAAAGGTCATTCTTATTTAAAAATATTGATTATAACAGATATCAACCATCATATAATAAAAATTTTGGTGGATTATTAGGTGTTGCCCAAGGTTTAGTTAACTTAGCTGTTAGTTTAATAAACCCACAAAACGGTACTTTAATTGGTGGATATTATGTGGGAAGTAGAAATGCTGAACCTTCAACGATAACATCACCACCAAATCAAATTCCTGTTGACCCATTTGGTAGACAAAATCCTTCACCTGTTTATGGACCATCTGAACTTGGTCAACTTTACGAAGGAAATATTGGTCAATTAAATTTTGGTTTAGCGGGAAAATCTACAACAGATGGCGGTTCTTTAGATGGCGGTTTTGTATGGGTATCACCTAAATATAAATCTAATGCTGGTTTTAAAGCAACACCAGGAGGTGGAACGGGAAGTAAAGATGATGAATTTAATCAAATAAGTTCAAATTATGAAAGAGATGAGTCGACAAATTTAACATTTAAACAAACTTCAATATTAGACCAAACGCAAAGATTGGTTGACTCTGCCGATAATGTACAAGGTATTAGTAGATTAAAACATGTCGGTAATGCTATTAATCAGGTGAGTAAAGTCTTTAATGACGGATACAAAGAACTTACAAAAGGTTCACAGGTTGTATCATATATTGATAATACAACTGGTGGTGAAAAAGGTATTGAATATTGTCGTTTATTTGCTAAAGATACTCCTTATTATACCTATGCGGACTTACAAAAAAGAGATGGTATAACAACATCAGGAAGAAGATTTACTAATTCTGTGTTGGATAATACATACAATCTCAATATAGCGCCATTAAGAAATCCTGGTTCAACAAACATTGTTGCTGGTGACCCAATGGGTAAAGGAGGATATGCCAAAAAATACATGTTCTCAATTGAAAATTTGGCTTGGAGAACGTCAAGTAGACCGGGTTATACATACGATGAATTACCTATTTGTGAGAAAGGTCCTAATGGTGGTAGAGTTATGTGGTTTCCACCTTATGATTTAAAATTTACAGATACAAGTAGTGCGAACTGGAATGCACAATCATTTTTAGGAAGACCTGAACCGATTTATACGTATAAAGATACGTCAAGAAGTGGAACTTTATCTTGGAAAATAATTGTTGACCACCCGTCTGTTATGAATGTTATTGTTGAACAACAATTAAAAGGTAAAAACAAAGAAAGATTAAATTCAATAATTGACTCTTTCTTTGCTGGATGTGTTAAGTTTGATATCTATGAATTAGCTAAGAAATTTAATACTATACCTGTAAAAGATTTATATACTTATCAGGAAATATTAAATGACCCAAGATTAACACCTGAACAATTAAGAGGTGTACAAAAGGAAATACCTGCAGAAAATACTGCGAATAATAATGGACAGGGGGTGAACACTAATGAAAACAATAGTGGTACAGTAACGGTTGACCCTTCTGTAAAAGATTTTGAATCAAAATATACAGAATTAGCATTTTATTTTGAAAATGATATACCAAAAACAGGTGACGTGTCTTATTTAGAGACATATAACACATATACTACCTCAACAAATATTAGTAAATACCAATCAAATGCTGATTCTGAATTTAATCAGGGGAATACTAATAGAAATACCACTGATTTTTTTAATAACGTTGTTATTTCTAACTTTAAACAAATTGCTTTAAACGATAAAAATTTTATAACTGATTTATATAATATTTTAGATAAAAAATTAGCGAATGTTACATTAATATTAGAAGGTTCAGCATCTGCACCTGCTAAAGTAAATTATAATAAAAGTTTATCTGACAGAAGAATTAGTTCAGTTACAAAATTTTTAAAAGAATATAAAGGTAAAGGTGATGTGAATTTAGCTAAATTCATTGATAAAACATTAACAATAACTAATTTTGGAGGAACTGGTGAAAAAACGGTAATTCCTTACTGTGAATCAGGTACTTATGGTAGTGATGTTAATTGTACTCAAGATATAAAAAATAAAAACAATACTGTAACATCGCAATCACAAATTTATTCGATTAGTGCAATGGCTTGTCGTAGAGTTAAAATGATTATCAGAGTAGACCCTGTAGTACTGGAAAAACCTAAAGAACCTGAACAAACAACATCACCAAAAACGACTATAACGGGTGAAACTATTAATACTCCTAAACCACAGCCAACAATAACAATACAACAAAAATTAAAAGAAGGTATTAGTAAAAAAATATTGAGACAATTACTATCTGAATGTGATTACTTTGAAGTAATTAAAGAGGAAAATCCATTTATTTATGACTCAATAAAAGAAAAAATTAAATATTTTAATCCTGCGTTTCACTCCATGACACCTGAAGGATTAAATGCACGATTAACATTTTTGAATCAATGTCTTAGACCTGGTGAAACATTACCTATAATTGGTGTGGATGGTAAACCTAGAATAAATGATGCTGTAAATACATCTTTTGGTGCTCCTCCTGTATTAGTATTAAGAGTTGGTGATTTTTACCATACTAAAATTATACCTAAAAGTTTTTCATTTAGTTATGACCCATTAACATTAGATATGAATCCTGAAGGTATTGGAATTCAACCTATGGTGGCTAATGTTACTATGAACTTTGATATTATTGGTGGTATGGGATTGGCAAAACCCGTAGAACAACTACAGAACGCTTTATCATTTAATTATTATGCAAATACTGAAATTTATGATGAAAGAGCGGTTTGGACTGAAGATACATCAGCATTAGATAAGAAAATTGTTGATTCTTTATTGAATGGAGAAGTTTCGGCAACTAAAAAAGATGTTGTAAATCAACAACCAAATGATGGAGGAACTACCATTGGTGAAATAGTTACTAACATACCTGTTGAAAGTGGTCAAACTGGTGAAATGAGTTACCAAAAAATAATGGATGGTTTATTAGATAAAACAAAAAATTATTATATTAATACTGTTAATCAAATTGAGATAATCAATAATAATACTGAAAATGGTAATTATGGGTTAGTTCAGTTAGTAAATCAAAGTAGAATTAAAACAGATTGGTCGGCAGGAACATCGGCAAAATTAGTAATATATGGTAAACCTGACCAATATCAAAATGAAATAAATAAAGTTTTTAATAATATTGATGATGATATAACCGCTAGTAATAATAGAATAATTCAGTTTTTACTTGAGGATGGTTTTAATCAAACAACAGTTATTGATGGTGTTAAAGCCAATATGAAAACATATATTAAGAGTATGTCATCAACATTTTCAAATAATATTGGTACAATAATTCAGAATTTAACTGAAAATCAAATAGATTTAATTAATACTGTTTCTAAACTAAACTTGGTATATGGTGCGGTTGACGGGTTTTTACTAGAGGGTAATAAACCTAGAGTTTATAATTTATCGGGAACTCCCATAACTGATACTAATTCAAGTAATAGTTTAATTCAACTACAAACAGATTTTGTTAAAATAGTACCAACAACCAATAAGTTTAATGATTTGGTAAAAGCTGAAAAAATTATTGACCAAACATATAATGGTGGAGACTATTTAATTGACTCAAAAGTTTCGAGTAATATAAAAAATGTGCAAGACAAAAGATTTTTCTTAGTAATGTCAAGAATTTTCAATAATAAAAATAAACTTGATACTTTCAAAAAAGAAATAATTAAAGGTTATGAAAGTGAGAAAAAACCTAAAAATTTAAAAAATAGAATAGATAAAATATGTGATGAGATGGCAAAAGATTACGGAAAAGTAATAGAATTTTATGAAAAGAAATTTAAAGACTTTAAGAAAAATAATCAATACTTAGATTTAACAGAAGGATTGGAAGACATTGATGAAATGTATGTTAAAGGTAAACCTAGAAGAATGAATTATTCAACAGTATCAAATGATAATAATAAAACAAATGGAGATAAACTATTATCACTATATGTGACTAATCCAGTAAACAAACAGTTCAATGGCTAACAGACAAACATATAATAGATATAATACATTTCTTATAAACGGAGAACAAACTGTTGTTCCTTATGTGAACTTACCATCTAAAACGACTGACAAACGTTACATTTATAAAGTTGGTCAATCAAGAATGGATAAAATATCACAACAATATTATGGAACACCTACTTTTGGATGGTTAATTTTGGCGTCAAACTCAATTTATGGAGGGGAGGAATGGAATATTCCTGATGGTGCTATATTGACAATTCCATTTCCTTTAGTGGCTTCTTTACAAGACTATAAAAACGAATTAAATAACCATTTTTTCTATTATGGTAGGTAATGAAGAAAACATATTAGTTGAGTTTGATTATAATAACATAATAATAATTGACCCAAATAAAGTAATTGATGAAAACGGAAAAGCTAAAGAACGTTTTGTCAAACAAGAGGATTTGGTGATGTACGCCAATTTAGAATGTAAAGTTATACCAAGAACCAAATTAGCGGTTGGTGCTTCAAATACTGATGCAATACAGACAATTTCTATTGCATCAATGAACTTCTTAAAACCAGGTGGTAAAACATTTTTAGATAATAGCTATACCGATGAAATAACAGGAAAAGATACAATTCAAGGTAAGGGGGTAAATCAATTAGTAAAAGAAAAAATTCCTAATAATAAAAAATCTGATGATTATTATATTAGAGAGACTTTAAATTCAGGAGGAAATCCTGGAACAACAGATAACGGATTATTAGGAATTACTCAAATAAGGGTTAGTGTAAATACCGCATTTAATCCAACGATTGAAATTGAAATGGAAGATGTTAAGGGAAGGGCTCTTTTTGAGGCGGGTGATAGTTCACCATACGCAGCATTTTTTAATTTACCTTATCCATTATTTCAGTTAACCCTTAAAGGGTTTTATGGTAAAGCGGTAAGACTACCTTTAATGTTAAGAGATTTTACTTCAAGATATGATGCTAATAGTGGTAATTTTAAAATATCACTCAAATTCTATACATATAAATTTACAGCATTAGCTGATTTATCAATGGCGTATCTTACTGCTACACCACATATGTATAAATCAAGAGTATCTATTCAAACAACAAGTGGGGGTCCGGCACAGTTAACCAATGTTAAAGATTCTATTGTAGAAATTGGATATCAAAAAATCAAAGAAGTTTATAGTGAATATAAATCAAAAGGTTTAATTGATGACAATTTTCCTGAAATAACAATAGTTCAGTTACAAAAAAGAATTGAGAACTTCATTAAGAATGTTTTAGACCAATTCACAAAACAAAATTTAGACCCAATTACCAATATTGGAGATTACCAAAAAACATTAAATGATTATCAAGGTAAAGTATATTATTATGCTGGTACATCATGGTTTAATGAATATATGGATTCAAAAAATTTCTACGTATTAGAAAAAAGTAAATCCAAAGTTTACACATATAAACCCGAAATATTAGGAAATAAACAGAAAAGTTTACAAAATCAACAAAATGCGGAATCAAAATTAAATAGTATTATTAGTGAGTACAATACAAAATTAAATAAAAACAAAAGTATTGGGGAAAAAGGAGAATATACTATTAATGGTAATAAAAAAAGTATAAAGTCTGAAAGTAAAATAAGTATTGAAAATTTAAAAAGAGAACTTACTGCTGGTGATATTGATTTTGAAGAGACTTACAGACAACTTAAAGGTGTTAATCAACCTACAACTGCCGATACAAAAACATTAGAAGCCGAATTTCAAAAAACATTAATTTTTGGACAAGGTATTGCTAATGGAAGTAACGGTAATTCAACAAGTCCTCTTTATTTTTATCAATTTGAAGGGGAAAATAGTTTTATTTCAATAACAAATCAATTATATAAAAATTCTAAAGGGTATAGAGAGCAAATTGAAAATGAATTAACAAAAGCGTTAGAGATTTTATTAACAACAAATCCTGATGGATTAGGATTTGTTCCTACAATTAGAAATGTTTTGGCGGTTATATTTGCATCAGGTGAGGGTTTTTTAAGATTACTTGATGATGTACATAGAGAAGCTTGGAATCAAAGATTGAATAAAATAAGAAAAGATGTTATTTTAAATACATCTGTATCTAACGCTACCGCCGATAATAAAGAGTCGGGTGCTAACGAAACAATTCCAATTTATCCTTGGCCACAATTTATTGCTCAAACATCTAGTAATGAAAATCAAGAAAAATATGAGATACAATATCCTGGAGACCCAAAATATATAAATGATACAAAAGGTTTTTTATATGATGTTTGGCCTGAAATTGAATTTGTTGAAGAATTTATTCAAGGATATACTGAGAGACAATCACCACCAAAAGATACTACGGCAAATTTTAATGAGCTAACACAACCTAAACGTGTTACTATTGATGCGATTGAATTCCCAATATCTAATTCTGTTTTTGAAAATAAAGAGCAGGTTAAATATTTTTATGAAATATTTGAAAGATTATT